CCAGATTCTATTACTGCCATGTTGAATGAAGCAATTTCTGAGTCACTTAGATTGGACACTGCCCATTCTTGTAACTCTCCATAAGCTGCTTTATCACCTACTACACTAATAATCTCTGCATCATTCTTTGCGATTACTGCTTGATGACCTTGGACAATCATATCAAAATGACTACCTAGTCCAGCTTTATCTAATGCTGCTCTTTGATCATCTGATAACCCACCATTTAAGGCGATACCTACCAGAGTATCTAAATCTTTTGAAAATTCTGCACCTGATTCCACTACTTCTGGTGCTTCTGTTTTCTGTAAACCTACTTCACTACCATTGGTACTAATACTATCGGGAGTATCTACTTGTTCAGCTGTGGGGCTTCCCTGAGTTTCTACCTGATTAGTCTCAACTGATTGCTCACTAGATTCTATACTTTCACTTTCACTACTTTGTTCTGAATTTACTTGTTCATCACTCATAATTTATTATTCCTCGTTCTGTTGTTTACTCGCTGCCTGAATTGCAGGAGAGATTGCTTGTTGTTCAAGCTGAGCCTGTTGAGCCGCTTGTTGTTCTTGCATTAATTCTTCTTGAGATTTAACTAGTTCTGATGTACTGATATCTAAACTGTTAGCAACTCGTGCAATCATCTCTGGCATCTTAATATATGTACCAAATTCTTGCCCAAGTGTTACCTGCATTGTTTGAATAAATGTACTAATAGCATTAAACTCAGTTCCTCTACCTAACGCAGCTGAACCTGTAATAACTTCTAAATCAATAGAGTCTTTTAATGCTTCATTAATTAAACCTTTATGCTTAAGTCTACCCAAGTATAACTTGACTAATGGCTCTTGTAATACATTAGCTAGTGTTGAATAGATACCACCAAGAGATACCTCAAGTTCTTGTGAAACTCTTCTAATCTCTTCAGCTGTTACTCTTTCAGCATTACGTCTTACTGAGCTATCAAGTAGAAACATAGTACTAAGATCCATTCTCAATATCTCCATCTCTGCCTGACCTACTTGTAAGTCCATACGCTTGTCTGCTTGAAGTGTACCAACATCATCTGGATTACCCATCAGGACATCACCAGAATTAGCTGATTGTAACTTCTTAGTTGTAAGTGTAGCATTAGGTCTAACTAAGTATATAATCCTAGCTGACTCTGCTGCTGCTTCTAATACAGATTTTCTTAAACCTTCGTATGAGTTTAAGTCACCAATAAAATCTTCAACATATGATCGACCATAGTGTTCACCTCTATCAACAAAAGGTACAAATACATATGGTAAATCTTTTGGCTTATATGTACCTGAAGTACCATCAATTTTCATTTTTAAAATCTCTTGATACTCTTCATACATACCATCTTCATTTCTTTTAACTACTGTATAAACATCTAATGGCTTATCATCCTTTAAATGTTTCTCAGATATCTCTGAAGATTTTTTAACCTGTTCTTTAGTTGCATTATCTAGTTCAGAATAAACTAAACATTCTTTAATAATAAGTTCTAATACTTTTTTACTTTTACTACGTTTGATACCAAAGTTTTCCATACTAATAATCTTAGGATCTTCTTCTTTAGGTACATGCAGTAAAGCTGAACCACCAACAATACATTGTTTAAGCATATCAACTAATGAAGATCTTAACTGTGAAGTCTCCATTTCATTTACAATACTTTTCTCTAGTATCTGTAGTGCTTGATCTATCTCACCTTCACCTTTTTTCATTTCCTTTAAAGTTATAGGGTTTAAACCCATCTTAAAGAAAGCTGTTGCAGGGGGGAATAAGGTAAGTATAATTTTGTTTGCCAGATTGTTAACACCACGGGCACCTAGTGATTGATAAGGATTCGCATAGCTATTACCATCACTCTCACTGTCATAACTGCCAGTGTATAATTGTGGTATAGTTAATTTTGATGCGTCCTCTGCCCTTGTAAGATAGTTGGATCTAGCTTTAACTAGTTTATCATATCTCTTTTTAGCATCCATTTATACTTGTAGTCCAGTGTCACCAGTAGACAATCCCATGCCTGATGATACTTTTGAACCTTTTTTCTTTTTACGCTTACCACCTAAGATAATATTAGAACCTTCACTGGCTTCAGTGTTTGCTGCTTTAGTTTTAAGCTGAGCTTCTCTCTCACTAGATTGTCTTTGTGTAGCCGCTGCTGCATCTCTAGCTGCTTGCTGATCTGCATGTTGTGTCTCAAGTTTCTGCTTAACATTTGGATCTAAATGTATACCTTCCCTCTCCCACCTAGCCACCTCAGAAAACATATCATCAGCAGCATCAATAGCTGCACCAACAGTTCCTATACCTGTAATATTACCTGTAGCATCATCTACTTGCTCTACACCTTTTTTAATTGTAGAACCTGTATCTTGATAAGCCTTCTCTACAGTTTTTACTAAGTCCTTTACTGGATTACTTGATCCACCCATACTCTCCTCCTTATTGTTTAACTAACATAAGACTAGGCTTTGGTCGCCGCAACTTACGTGCTGACTCTTCCATCTCACCTATAATCTTAATACATTCATCATAAGACATGGCTTTACTAAACCCTGAACCATCAATAAGTATTTTAAACTTCTCAACTTCAGGTTTATTTGCCACATCTCTCCTAACTCTTTTGTTCTTTGGTGGCTCCTTTATTACGTCCTTGCCATACTTACGTTCATTCTTACTTGTTTTTGTCATTTAATTTTTCCTTGAATTTTAGATCAAAGCATTCCTGACAATAATCCTTATCATCTTTAGTCTTACATCTAGTTTGACCATATGAAGAAAGGTAACACAATAGCATTACCTCTTTCTTACATTTACTACATTTAAACGGCATAATATATCCTTAGTTTATTCTAAACATTCTTGTGCTTTACTGAAACCTTTAACGTCTGATGCACACTCTAGTTTATTCTCAATAGTTTCAATAGACTCTTCGAGGTCTTCAATTCTCTCATTGATTTCTAATATATTACCACCACCAGATTCCACTAGTTCTTCAAACTCTTCACGTAGGCTATCTTCTAAACCTTCAAGTTCTTGGAGTAGTTCATCCCTGTACTCCACTAGTTCTTCTGCTAAATTCATAACGTCTTCTCTAACATAATCAACTTGATCTAGAAGACCACCAATCATTGAGTATAGTTGTGATTTTAGTTCAGCAATTTCTTCTCTAAGTTCTTCAATGTTATTAGCATTTTCTTCAATAGCATCTTGATCATTTTCTGCATCTTGACCATCAGACCCATCTTCAACACCTAGTAAGGCTCTACCGATCTTACGTGGTGCCTGTCCGATACTCTCAACAGTATCACCAAGCATATCTGGTACACCATGTAGTCCATCGAGTATCTGATTCTTAGCCTCATTAGCATCTGTAATAAGCCTATCAGCTGTTCTATCAGCTTCTTCAAAAGAATCTCTAATAGCTTTCTCACTTGTCTTAACAGTGTCACTAATAGCTTTACCTAAAGACTCACGCATGTTTGTAATCACTTCTTTCTTACCACAAGCTGTTAATAACAGTAGTGTAATCATTAATAAAATTCTCATAAGTCTCCTGATTGTTTAGCTATGCGTCTTGCCTTAGCCTTTTGTGCTGTTTCTAATTTTTTATTTTTCTTAATTGTTGCTAACTCTTCAATATATTCTGAAGTCCATTCGTCTAATAATTCACAACCTACATTCATTATATTGAATGGGTTATACGTCTTATTAAAATTAGCAAGTTCTACATAATCTGTTTGGTGTAATATACGAGCTTGACCAATTTGCTTTAATAGCTCCTCTTTAGCTTCTGCTTTGTACACCATGTAATATCTTACATAACACTGCTGTAGCATCTCTAGTTCATTATGACACTCTTTAAGTGCTGCTGTTGCCTTGACCTTACCGATCTTTGGGCAGCCTTTATAGCCGTCCACAGTGTCTCCTGTGAGTACCTGAGTATATAGGAACCTACAAGATTCTAATGGAGTTGGTGTTATGAACTTCTCTTGTTTGAAGTCCCATTGTCTTACAGGTATTGTATATAGATCTTTATCTATACTATAAATTGATATACTAGTGTCACCACTTGTACCAAATATTCCCATAATATCGTCAATCACCCTCCAAATCTTCTATCATAATTGTATTATACTTAGAAGCATTGTCTAGTTGGTGTTGTCTTAGGAATGCTAAACCTAATGGTTTAACTACTGTCTTCCTATTGTCTTTATATGTTTTAAAGTGTTTCTTTCTAAAATTTGTAGGGCTTGATATAGCACAGTAAATGTCTTTAACATCATAGCCTGTCTTCTCACCTATCTTTTCTAACTCAGATTCAAACAACCTTACTGTAGCTTCCTCATCAAATGACTTACATACTTGATCATCAAATTCTGTAATGTCTTCTGTGACTCTACATACTGTAAAATTAGTTACATCTGCGTCTATAATTAATATTGGATTTTTACTTTCACTCATAAAATTCTCCTAGAATTTATTACTTTTACTTAAATTATCTTTACGAACCGCAGCAATAGATAATTCACCTACAGCTTAGTTTCTTCTACAAGCTCAAAGTTGAAGAAGTCTAACTCTCCAGAGACACTTTTCATAACTCTACGATCTAAAGATTTTTCAATAGAGCGTTCTTTTCGTTTCTGACCTTCTTCGGAGTAATCTTGTTTACCATAAAAATATGGTAATACATGCTTAGAATTACTTGCTTTTTTCTTATCTTTACCTTGTAAGTTACTCATAAGCCCTCCTATCTACATGTTTCTGCTGTTTATCGATCAGACTTCGTTGTTCTTGTCTCTTTGGTTTACTTTCCATAACTACCTCTTTCATCTAAGTACTTAATTGCACTCTTCATTAATTTTTTACTGTCTTGTAGTAAGCCTATACCAGTATTACAAGAGCTGCATAACAGTCCTCTTATATCACCAGTGTCATGATTGTGATCAACACTTAACCATTTAACCTTACCTTTCTTATCTTTATTAGTTTCTGCATTACGACATATAGCACATTTACCTTTCTGTTTAAGGAAGATTACATTATAGTCCTCAATTGTCATATCAAATCTCTGTTTTAAATTATTACCTCTAGTACTCTCAGGATTCTCAGTTCTAAGTTTAAGTGCTTTAGTATTTAAACATAAGCTACACTTAGATGTTCTACCATCCTTACTAACTGATCTAACATGAAACTCATTTAAGTCTTTAACTATTTTACATTTAGTACATGCCTTACAAGGTTTCATTATGCTACCTCAGTATCACCCATCATGATATGTGCTATCTCTTGACATACCATAGCTGGTTCTTTGTTATTACTAATAACATGATCAAACTTATAATCATCTAGTGCTGTCTCTGTTACATTATTAGCTTTTGAGGTATCCACATTGTCACCTCGTTGCTCACCTTCTAGTCTAATTAGAATACCATGATTCTTAAAGAAGTCTGCTTCGTTTTCAAAACGTACATCATCACAAATCACTACATCAAAGTCACTTTCCATTGCAGCTTTTGCAAACTGTCCTAACCAAAAGTCTTTATGTTTATCTCTACCCCAAGCACCTAGTGCTATCAGTAGTTCTCTGTCTTTATCACCTGATAAATTAACATCAAATTCTTTATACAGTAGATGTTGTGCTTTGTATAGCGGTGCTGCCATAGACATAATATCACAGTTTTTAATGACTGCTTGTAACATATGCGCTATAGTACTTTTACCACTGCCCATCTTACCTGATAAGCCTATAAATAGTTTAGTCTTTTCCATAATTATTTCCTTAGTTATTTTCTAAATCGTTTCTCTTGTGTTCTACCATAAGCATATATAGATACAAATGCTGTAGCTAATAAGTAAAAGTCTGATGGTAGGTCTTCTAGTTCTGGTAAATATAAATTTAATTCAAACCAGTTATTAATCAGTAGTGCTAAATGATATAAAGGGAACCTTACAAATAAAGCACCAAATACTATTAGTGCTGATATAGGTCGCCAACTTCTCTGAAGCCATGCATCTGATTGCATCTCTGCCAGTTTGATTTCTTTATCAGCTTTAACACCCTCTACTAATGCGTCATCATAAGACTTCTGTATGTCAGCTTGTAACCTAAGTGCTTCATTAGTGTCTGGTACTACCTTGGTAATCAGTTTAAATATATCATCTAACATGTTACCTCCTAGTCCTCTGATATTGTGGTTGTGTATTAGTCTGACTCTCTAGTAGCTTCTTAATACCTCTTAAATTTTTAAATAAATCTCTACTCTTAGGTGCTGAACTAAGTACATGCTCTTTTGCTAAGTACTCAATTGTCCTGAGTAGGAACCCAATTATTATATTAACTTGTATATCTTCTTTAGCTATGTGTTTATCAAATCTACTAGGATGATCAATGTCATACTCTTCTGTAGGTGCCCTCATAACTGATACGTATAAAGCTGCTGCTTTAATTATTTTAATTTGCTGTGCCATTGGTAATTTTTCCATGATATCTCCTTAAGATATGGGTGAGCAGTTTTAAATACATACTCAGGTATTAAGGTTGTAGGCGTAAGGTGAGGTTTTAACCTCTACAACGCCTCGTTCTTAAGGTCACGAACCTCAGTGTCATTACTGATACCTCATAATAACTCTCCTTGTTTAATCTAATATAGGCTTGTAGGTTACTTGTTATTTTCAGTAACCGCATACTCAGATTAATGTGTGTCAGCCCAATTAAGACCTGACTTACTATCGGAATCTAGCTTAATTCTAATCTT